GACAATCGTTGGGATTACCACTTTCTTCAATGTAGTTTAGTGCAACTTGTGCCGCATCACTCATATATTGTGGGTAGTCAGTATAACTCTCAAATTCTTGTTTTGACATATACACCCATTCGGTCTCAATAGCAGGATTTTCGACCAAGGCTATCTCAGTTACCGAAGAATAATCTGTTAACTCATTTAAGGGGGTGTCCTCAAGTAAGGTATCAGATATTTTTAATTCGTATATTTTCATTACTAATAAATATTACAGTTTAGACAATTCTTGTAGTCTTCTTTCAATATCTTGTGCGTCTGTAATCTCTTTTTCAAATACATACGCTCGGAGAGGTGTTGTTTCTCTCCTCTCAAGTGCATCAATAATTCTACTATCGTCAAATGTTGTATTACCCATAAATATAGGGTTACTATTCTCAGAGCCCAATACAAACCCTCCCTGAGCAAATCTCTGTAGTCCTCTTTGATTTAATTCTTCTAATAAGGGTAGGAATTGTCTTGTAGAATTTGCGTTGACTACGAACTCCCCATTACTTAACAATGCGGGTATACTATCACTAGTACCCGTACCTTGACCTTGAACTAAACCACCTTGTGCAAACGCAGGAACTGATTTAAGGTCTTCAATTTGTGCTTGGATAAGTCCTATCTGTAAACTACCTGCAGTTCCAACTGCGGCCGCTGCAATTGCGTTAAATGGGGGTGGTAAAGCTAATGCTCTAACCGTAGCGACAGCTAGTTGTGATATTGCTTCAATCTTTGCAAATTGTAGACTTCTAAGTTCAGCCTGTCTTTCAAGTTCAACTATCTTACGTGTTGCATCTTCTTGTATCTCCTCTCTTAGGTCTGCAGCCTCTTGTGTATCCCCCACCACTTGTTCTAACAATGCATCAGTTTCTCTTTGTATTTGACTGATTTGAAATCTTGAGTTTTCTGCTAACGCTGCACCTACCTGACTTATGGAACTTAACACCTCTTGGATATTACCTAATGTTTCTTCCAAACTTTGTTCTTGTATTTCTTGTTCGTCTTTGGTACTCTTCTCAATAAGTTCTTTTCTCTTCTCAAGGAACTCTTCAAGTAATTCTAATCTTTGTTCTTGTGTGAACTCCTCCAAGTTAATTTGGTCATTACTTATTTCTTTGAAGAACCTTGTAAGTTCGTCTAAGTTAGCATCCAACTTTGAGGGGTCAGGGTCTAATAACTTTGTAACGTCAAACTCTTCAGCTATTTCATCAAAGTTCGTTAACACTAGTCCAAAGAACTCGTCAAAGTCATTTGAGGTATCTTGTATACCTTCCGTTAATTGTTGTGTCTCAAACAATACACCCCTGATTGCATCTTCTGCTTGTGCTGTATTTGAAATAATCTCAATTATTGCATCAGCCTGTTCTTCGGATAGTTTAGTTGCATTTTCAATAGCTTTCTCCCTATCTTCAGCATTTAACTTATTTAACTCCGCTTCTTCTAACAGTTGGTCTCTTATACTGTCAATTAACTCCTGTCTTTTATTAGTGAACTCTATTGTACCTTCTTCAATATCTTGAACACATAATTGGAACTCAGATATTACACCATCAACCTCTGTGAAGTTTAATGAACCCTCCAACTGTAGTTTGTTTGTAAGTCCATCAAGTAGGGGTATTACAATATTATTGAATTCATCTTCTGTATCTATACCTAATTCTTTTAGTGAGTTGAATGCAACGTCATAACCACTCAATATTTGTGTGATTGCTCTTCTCTGTTCTTCTGTGAAGTTATCAACATTTTCTTCTGATAAGAATGCATCTTGAACTTCTTTGATTTTTGCACCAAACACATCAATATCACCAGTGACAAATGCTGATGTTAACTCTTCTCTGATTCTATCAACCTCCTGACCAAATGTATCAGTTTCATTCTTTGCATCGTCAACAGATGTTAGATACTCAGTAAATGTGTCTGATAGTGTCTTCCTGTTTTCTTCTGAAGCTTCCCTTAACTTTAATTGTAATTCCAATAATTCTTTTAGGTCTTCAATGATGGGTGCTTCGGGGGTATCACCAAACTCTAATAAGTTTCTGTTTAATAGTTCAACAGCATCTGATGCATCTTGTAGTGCATCAACAAAGTCATCCAACGCTTGTGCACTTCTCGCCTTTCTTAAATCCTCTAATCTTTTCTGTAAGAACTCCAACCTTCTTGTCAATGCATCTGTTTCACCTTCAGCTTCCGCTATGGAGTTCTGTAGTATCTCAATAAGGTTCTTGATACTATTTATATTATTTTCTACTTCAGGTGAACCATATGAACCGATATAACCTGTTAAAGCATCTTCTGCAACATCTAACAATTGTCTCTGTTCAGCTAATGTTAGATTTAAATCACTAAGTTTTGTAACACCATTCAATATGTCGTTACCTAACTCACCTATAGATTGACCAAAATCTCTTACCTGACTTTGTGCTGCTACCAAGTTGTCTAACTCCTGTTGGACTGAGTTTAGTTCTTCTGTTGTTTGTGATAAATCAAAGGACTCATACGATTTTATCAATAAGTCCGTTTCTTGTCTTAATGAATCCACAGCTCTCGCAGTTGCTCTACTCTGTAATTCTAAATCTCTTTGTGCATCTTCGTTTTCACCAAAGGCTTCGGTAGAGTCCTCAGTATTACTACTCAAAGCAATAAATGCTGTGACCAATAAAGTGATTGCGGCTAATACTGCACCTAAGGGGTTAGCAGCCATAGTTGCAAATAATGTTTTGAGAACTTTGTTACCCGCAACAGTTGCGGTGTTCAATGCTCTCTGTGCAATTGTGGTTGCGATAACTCTCGCTTCCAATGCCCCTTCAATTATAATACGTGTTTGTAATGCCAAGTTAATCGCTTGAGTAGATTTCTCTACCGCCTGATTAACGGCTTCGTTCTCACCACCAAATGACCTAATAGCTTCTTGTGCTAATAAGATACCTGATACAACACTCTCACCAAATGCAACGTATGCTTGTGTTTGTTGTTGGGGGTCTAAACCTTCAAAGGTTTGTTCAAATCCTTTTAATGCACTTCTTGCTTCGTTTAGTTCTGCTGTAAGTTGATTGAACCTCTCAGAACCAATCTCAGTTTCTTTTAACTCTTCCGTTAATTGTTCAATTGCGGTTTCTAACTCACCTATCGTTTTGACGGCTTGTTCTGCTCCATCAATTTCTAATTGTATTGCTATCTGTTTTGCCATTATCTATAAGTATTATCTACAAGTATATGATGCGATTGTACCATCAGGTAATGATACCACGAAGATTGGATTAGCTGATGTACTTGTCTCATCAAAATATCTCGCTACTTGAACAGGTGAACTACAAGAACTATCTGTAAACACTCTTGAACCATCACTCAAACTTGAGCTTGTTGAATATATGGTTGATGTACTAGTCGTTCTATCACACACATCACTTGATGAGGTACTCGGCCCATATACAGTAAATGAATTACATGCCGGTGGTGAAGGTGTGGGAGTAGGTGTTGGATATGCTTGGTTTGGTGATATGGGGTATGTAGGTGCCGGTGGTTGTGTATATTCAAATCCACCCAAATCTTTTATCAAATTAACCTCCGTTAGTTTATCATCAGTTAAACTGGCTTCGTTAATTGTCTCAATCCTAAAGAAACTATCTTTGATGTATATCTTATCTCTAAGGTCTATCTGTCCTACTTCATTAGGTTGCAGGTATACTCTACCCGAAAACTTCCTTGCTTCTTCTGAATATTTCTCTTCATAACTTTGTGCATGGAACGTATCAAAGATATTGAACTTTGTAAACTGACCTATGTCTGAATTGTTGTTTGCAAAAAAGTCCCAACTCTTTCCGAAGTTTAAATCAGAGAATTGTTGCCAAGATTGTCCCGCATCTAACTTACTTAAGTGACTTACCGCAGGATATGTGTTCCATTCAACTTCTGTTGTCCCCGACTTTAGATACCAACTACCTTCTGTTGTACCTTCACTATCTGTATAACAATATCTATTACCTACCCAAAAGAATAGGTGTGGTTTTGTATTCAAAGGGACTTTATTACCTTCATCATTGATTTTATGTATCTTTGGCATAATCATATAATCACTACCACTAATAGTATCTGTTGGGGTTGGACTATATATGGACTCAAAGATTTCTTCACCTTGAAGTATGTTGGTTGTTGTGTCAATCAAGACTCTATCACCAAATATTCTATTGAAGTTGTTTTCGTAATATAGATTTTGTACCTCATCACCCCCACTTAGATATGTGTATTTAACTTCTTTTGGTAAATCAAAAGAGAATGGTGATATTTGATAATCTTTGCTAATATCCAACTTACCTGTCCAATCTTTAACTGTTCTGTTGTCATCATCAAAGTATGAGGGGAATGGTTCAACGGTAATGACCCTTTCGTCTTTTACCAAGAAAACCATATTGAACATATTGACAATATTCTTAAGGAAGTCTATTGCCTTTATGTCTTGTGGCATATTCAAACTTATATCAACAGATGTGGATGTAAGTTGTGGTGACTCATATAAGTTCCATACAGGTGCTTCGTAGTTGGAATCATATGGTTTTAGTATTAGTGTTTGGAATTGGTTGTATCCAGCACCTGCAGAACTACTGAATTGAATGAATACCTCAACAAACTCACCAGCGTTTAGTGTTGCACTAAATGGTAACAAGAATAGTTTGTCATTATCGGTTGCTTCCAAATTCACATCCGATGCTATTGTTGTCCCATCTTGAATGTTGTTTCTGTCAGTTGACTTCTTTACAAATACTGAGAATAACAACTCTTCATTGAACGTTCCTACCTTTGTGTAAGCAAACCTTATGTTGAAACCATACGTTCCCGTCTTGGGTACTGCAAATCGTTGTGAGGGTAATTCAAAGTTCCCCAATAGGTCGTAACCATCAGGGTTTAATGTTCTGAACCTAACAGGTGCAAAACTTGGTGCAAGAGCTGAACTATAATTGTATGTTGTACTTGGGTTACAATATACTCTGAATAAGTTTAAGTTTTCTGTTTGGTCGGGGACATTAATACCCAAAGAGTTAGAATATCCTAAGTCCATATACAACGAACGGAAGTATGCACTATTGATGAAGTCTGACTCCAACACATAACCTGTGTCTTCTATTATCTTCTCAAAAACATCTGCAACCCTTATGGATGGTCTCCATATTCTTTCAGGTAACGCATTACCAGAATTACTAAAACAAGGGGAAGAACCAATACAATAATCAAAATCAGGTACACTACCCGTATACTCCAATCCGTAATTAATCATAGGATATAGTATAGTTCCGTTCAATAACCCCGCAGTACTTCCTGAGTCAGCTTCCCAACTCGTTGTGATATTGTCATAGTTTACCTCGTGATTAAGGTAACCCCAATTCAATTCAGCTAACGTTAAATCCCCTACAAGGTTGGTAAAATCAACTAACTCTTGTATTATGTATACTTCATACTCATCATACAATTCATTACGATATACACCATTTAAACGAAGTGTACCCTTGAATACATCGTTACCTGAACTTTGAACAACACAAGGTAATGACCGAAGGGGGTTGTATTGATTTCCATTTATCTCAAAGAAGTTCTTAAAGACCTTAGAGTTTTTTGCTGTTGCAGGTATTCTAAATGTCTTTGTGTAGTTTGACCTTCTTTCAAAACCCCCTAAGTCACCCTCCTGTATTACAAGGTTGATAGGTACATCTTCAAATAAATCCAACTCAGTATGATAGTTGGGTTCTGACTTTCCTGTAAGAACTAATAATACTGTATCCATTACTTATTCAATAATTTGATGTTATTAGAGTATTCGTATTGTAATGTAAGGTTGGTAATTTCTTTTCCTCTACCCGCTGTCTTCTTCTCAAACGAAGTTGATATGATATTGACGGGGAATATTGTACCATCACTAAGAATGATGTATACATCGTTTGAGGTATACAACTCCTCAAGGTAATACATATCAGGTTCGTTGATAAACCCTGTATTAACTGTATGTACTTCCCTTATCTGTGTTGTGTAATCTGTTAGACCCCTTCTATATGTTGATTTAGTTGGGTTTGAACTACCATAGTCAATAGAGAACTTCTTGTATCTCTCTCGGTCTATTGCAATCTCTTCTGTCTTTTTATAGTTGAACCTATAATAGTCCCAAGTTCCAAATCTATTCTTAAAGATGAATTGTCTTGAGTTGAATGCATCATACTCACATTCTAAGTTAAATGTGAATAACTCCGATACAGGTAAGAAATCTTGACACTCTTCAGGTTCAACAGGGGGTGTACCTCTTAATCCGAAATCTACAGGTGGGGTTGGGTCAGGGTCACTACCACCATCTCCGTCAACTGAGTCACCTGCTCTACAAGGATATGCTGCCGTACAAGATACACAACTAGCATAATCAGCTGAACCTGCAACAAGTGCATCAGGAGTACTAGTGGATGTATTCAAAGCATAATAACAATTATTGTTATAAACCCTTATCGTTCCCGTTGTTCCACTTTCAATACCCAATATTACATTAGTACCACCACCACAACAAGGTGCCATCTCCCAAACACTATAACCTGCTGGTAGACCTGAAGGACTGGGTGTAGGGGTTGGAGTTAAAGTTGGAGTCACCGATGGTGTAACCCCTTGTGATGGAGTCACAGATGGTGTTGGAGGTACAGTATTGTCACCCAATACCTGAACTGTATAATATGAAGTTCCGTCAGGGACATATATGTTTCTCGGACCAGCACCGATGTGTATAACATTCCAACTATTTGCTGTCTCACCTGTAGGTATCGTCATAGGGTATGACTCAGTACAAGCTGTTCTTGGTCCTCCACCATTATCTCTGATGTTGTTGACAGTATAACCCGTTATAAGGACGTTTGACTCATTATAGAACTTGTATTCAACATCGTATACGTAAGATATATTTGGAACCAATTGTGGGAACTGATAGTTCAATGCAGATAAGGTGAAGTAATCGTTCTCACCTATATTTCTAATTCTTGGACTATTGGTCATAAACAAACTTGTCTCTGATGGAAATAACTCATCATAACCATTCAACATCAATGTGCTCGTATCGTATGACTGTAAGTTGGAATAGAAGTTTCTACCCATAGTTCCAAGATATGCTCGTTTTTCCCCTGATGGATATGCGGGGTCACCAACAAACTTTCCAACACCTGTATACCCCGTTATAACTCCTGATGAGTCAGCGTGTTCTTCACCAAAGAACATCTGATATGATACAACCTCACCCGTTGGTGGTTTTGAGAAGTATTCTGTTTGGTGAACGAATATCTGTGAAGAACCTGAAAAGGCTATGGGGTTATTTGATGCATAGTTGTCAATTACATCACCTACGGTAACGATACCCAAACCTTCAGGGTTAGGTGTACACTTACCTTGATATACTGTTTGACCGTTTATGGTCATATCAAAGACATACCTAAACTTGTCTTCGTCATTGGTATCAGCGGACAATACAAAGTAGTTGTCAGGTGATAACGTAGGTTGTAAGTTGTTTATATCTTTTGTTATACTAATTTGTCCCATTATTGTATTGTAATTAAATCGTTTGAACTGGTACCTCTAACAAGTATTTCCTCAATGAACTCTTCAAACCTTTCAGCGTATTCTTCTTGTCCTTCTTCTACCAAGTCGTTTATTATGTTGTCTATTGCGTTGTTTATAAAATCAATACCCTTGATACCCTTCATCCAAATACTTCTACCGATGAGGTAGGTTACAGTATTCACATCAAGACCAGGTATTGTAATACCCCTTTGAGTTACCCACGTCTGTATGTCTCTAACAGGAGGCCATCCTTTGATATTACCTTTACCTATAGTTCCTGAACCAGGTCTTCTACCTTGGTCAACAAAAAAGTAATAATCATCCATAATGATGACACCTTTGGGGTCTCCTGTATCAATATCGTTTTCTACTCTCCAACTGATACTATCGGATAGGTTACTCGTATTGTTCTTAACATATTGTCCTTGACCTTTTGGTTGACCATTATATCCACGAGAGGGGTATTGTTTTGCTAACTCCTTTCGTAGTTGTTGAACCAAAAGTTCTAACATCTCTTCCATTATCCTGCAATTGGTTCACAAGTGTTTATGGAGTCAACCACTCTAACAGATAACTGCAATGATACCCCACCAATAACATCGTTAAATCTTTCAACAAAGGGAACAGCACTAACAGGAAAATCAAAGTCAAAATACGTTTCCAAATTATCTTGTTGGATGTAAGCCAATAAGTCCTTACCAATCATTTGCATATTGGATATGACACTAACCCTGTTCTCTTCATCTGCTTGAACTTGGTCACCTATGGTTACCGTAAACTCATATGTGGTATATGTCTTGTTGTATATGATGTTTTGAGGGGTCACAAATACAAATGGATATAATGTAGTTGTCTCATCATCCATCTTACCATAATCAACAACATTACCAAATCCAAAACCATTCACTTGTTTGTGTCTTTCAGCAAAGTTGAATATCTCATCAACCGCTCTTTTAAAAGTCATTTCGTTATATACTGTCATCTTACTGTTCTTGTTTTTTCTCTCGCCTTTTTTATTGCATTCATCTCACGAGTTTTCTTATCCTTTATATATGATAAATAATTAAAACATTTAACAACCGAATATTTTAATACCTCATCCATCTTTGTAATGTCTTCTTCAGCTAATATCATTATTTGTTGGTAGTAAAACCTTGCACAAGTTTCCCATGCAGGTATTTGGGGAGTATCTTCCGCATCATATCTACGGCTTTCTGTCTCCTCTTCATCTTCTTTGTCTTCGTAGTCAAAGAATGTGTTATACTTGTTATATATTGTTTTGTGAACTCCAAAAAAAAACGCTGAGCCCCTGACACAATCTCAAATGGTAGGTCTTTGAAAATCTCTGCTCGTTTTATCATCTCATCACTATCATACTCCTCCAAAAAGTATTTCTTACCTACCTGACCTATGATTGGTCTATAAAAGATTGCTGTTATCTTATCCAAGTGTTCGTGATGTGATAATGCTATAAACGTTTCCAAGTCCACCCAACCCCCAAAGTTAATCTTTGTTAAATCTGTCTCAAGACCATATGTGACACCCTTGAACTCAAATGTAGATTGTACCTGTTCTTCATACTTCCTAATCTTCTTGGATAATATCTTATCTGCGATTATGGTTGCTTTCTGTTGGTCTATCTTTCTTAAATCTTCTTGAGGTATGTTGGTTAACATCTCCATCAATTTTAAGGGGTCATCTAAGGAGTCTTTGTTCTTTTGTATATCCATATACTCACCGAGTGTGAGTTGGGGTTGTATATCATACTTGTTGTCCCCTATCGTAAGTTTAATATTGTTCATATCCAAGTTTTATTTTTTAAACAGTTATATATTGTGGTCTTACTACAATTGTATTTCACTGCTAGTTTATCCATAGAAATCTTTGTGTGATTGTATAACTCACGAATTTCATTTGCTCTTTCCATATCTAGTTTACAGTATGCTCTTCTTCTTGTATTTGCTTTGTTCGTTGATAGTTGCAAGTTCTCCAATCTATTGTCCAACTTATCTTCATTGATATGGTCTATCTGTAAGTCTTTTGGTATCTCACCATTGAAGTATTCCCACGTAAATCTGTGAATTGCCGTTGATTTTTTAACACCCCCATCCAAATACATCTTAAAGTATTTGTATCCTGAGGGGTTTATCCAATACTTTAATTTTAGTCCGTTTGCATTGTAAACGTTACCTTCCTTATCTGCGTAATATGTCATACCAAATAATATTTTCCTTTTCTATTGTTCTCTGATACAAACTCTGTGACGATATATCTTAACGCATCCAATGCGTGGTCGTCACCAGTAACTGAACTGGTCTGTCTACCACTTCTGTCTTTCTTGAACTTGTAGTTTGAGAACTCGTTTATTAGATTTAATGAATCTTCGTGAACATATATCTTATATTGTTTCATCTTTGATATACCCCATAAGACACTACCTTTACCTTTCTTAACACCTCTTACATTAAGACCACCCCTTCTTAATTCTTCTATACTCTTTGGTTCACTTGAGTCACATACAATATCCACACTCCTGTCTATACCCATCTCCTTAAGTTCATATAGTAAGTCCTCGTTGGTTGTCTCTGTCTTATAGAACAATTCCTTAACCCATATGGTCTTGTCTAAATTCAATACCTCCACAACAGCACAAGCATCATTAGAATATCCAAAGTCAATTCCGATATATCTGTATTTGTAATTGGGGGGTTCTGAGTAAGTTTCAGGTTGTATGAATATCTTTTCTCTTGGTTCAACTATTCTACCCTCAGAATATATCTCATACATCTCAGGGTCTACCTTCTTAAGGTCTTGAATGGATTTGATTATCTTGTCATCCAAGAATGCATTCATTCTCCAAGTTGAATGTAACATACAACCATTCTCTTTGTTCTCAAATTCAAATCCCCACCAATTCTGTGGTACTTCGGGGTTGTATGCCGTTAAGATGTATTGTTCTGTACGTATGTCCAATTGTATAAATGCAGATTTGTCAATTGTATTTACCTCATCAATAAAAACTATACTTGACTTGAGTCCACGAAGTTTACCTGTTGTGTCATCCAAACCGATAAACCTAATCGTTGAACCATTGTCCATACGATACACCATTTCCACTTTGTTGAACCTACCATCCTCCCATAGGTCTAAAGTCTGTAGAATGTCCTTAAAATCAACGAGAATGGTATTCTTGATGGATACCTGTGTCTCACGAGCAATTGTGATTGTTATGTTGGGGTTAGCTAATGCAGTTATGATAAGGTGTTGTAGTGCTGTGTAGCTTTTTCCACTACGAGAAGACCCCCTTAAGAAGATGTATCTATTACCTTCTTGTATCTTCTCTTGAATGTCTAAGTATAAGATTGTTGTTTGAAACTCCATATATTATAAATATACGAAAGTTATAAAATGTCCTCAAGTGTTAACAACTTTTTTATTCTTCCAATTCTTTGGGGGGTATGACTTTTACAACAATACTTTTGTCATCCTTGATTTGTTGTCCTTGACTGGTAATATCTATACTCTTTGAATCTGAGTATTCCATTGGGAACATATTCTTCATCATAAATTGCCATAGTCCCGCATTTATGTTTTTTTTTTTTTTTTTTTCAAATGCATTTTCAACATGCTTTAACCAATGATTTTGTGACAATACCATTGCCTTGTCTACTGTGTTCGTAAAAATTGGTTCATTGTTATACAATTTATAGAATGTTTCCCTACTGAGACCCATTTCTTCCATAATTTTTGTTTTATGTCCACCCTTTTTACCAATGTCCATTATTTGTTTTTGCCAGTCTTTATTCCAAGTCCCCCTTTGAACCAAATATTCTATTGTATGTCTTGGTCTACCTATTGGATTATTCATATCTTATAATCTTTTAAATACTTGTTTAGTTGTGAGTATATCACCTCACTTTCCTTCACCTTATTCGTTGGAAATATATCTGAGTAAACAATCTTCATATTCTGTTTATCATCAAATGTAAGGTCATTAAATGACTTATCTTTTAAGTTCCTATCCCACCATACCTTTGACTTCACCATAATGGTTCTATCGTGTAGATATGAAGGTCTTGACCTATCTTCTTTTGATTTACAATTGCAACCTCTTCTCATAATTTTTAAAAGTTATCTTCAATAATATTAATTATCTTATTCAAAAAATCTGCTTGTTCATATTCTTCTTCATTAACAAAGGTATCCAACCTTGTGTTTAGAATGTTTACAATGAGTTCACGTGACGTGTCTTGAATGACTGATTCAATATCAAATCCTTTATTATATACCGCTTTGTGTGCAAGTTGTATTCTTTCCGTAGTCGGTATATTGAAATAATTGTCAGGTAGGTTTATATACTCCATATCTATAAATATCCTCTAAATTAACTTTTATCTTCTTTGGACTTAAAATATTTTTCTATTTGTTCTTCAATATCAGTATTACCTGATTTGTTCTTCAGCATTTTAATGATAGTATAAACTATTGATGCTATCAATAATATGACTTTCAATACCTCTTGTAATTCAGTAAACATTGTCACAGTCATTGCGCCAGTATTGAACAATAAAACTTTGTCTGTTATAAATTCTTTCATAATCATAAATATATTATGTTAAGAAAGTAAAAACCCCCCAACAGCGTTCTGAAGGGG